CGGTTCGCTGGGTATCGGCGGCATCTACGACTGCGTGAAAGACTCAGATGGTCGTTGGTCCGCAGAACGATTCCGTGGTTTGCTCTATCAACTAGAGCGTGAAGCCAACGAACTCGCCAAGCAAACTCGTCGAGGCAAGGGTAACATCCTAGTATGCTCCTCAGACGTTGCTTCAGCACTCGCAATGAGTGGTTGGTTGCAACTCTCGGGTGGCGATGCGGGTAACCTCACCGTCGATGACACTGGCAACACCTTTGCTGGTACGCTGATGGGTGGCAAGATGAAGGTCTACATTGACCCATACGCGACCGTCAACTACTGCACAGTCGGTTATCGTGGTGCATCTGCCTACGATGCTGGTATGTTCTACTGCCCATACGTTCCATTGCAGATGGTGCGTGCGGTTGGTGAGAACTCCTTCCAGCCCAAGATCGGTTTCAAGACTCGATATGGTTTGGTAAACAACCCATTCGTTTCGAGTGGTGCTAACGACTACAGCGATCCTACATCGCAGTCGGCACACCGTCGCAACCAGTTCTATCGAATCTTCCGCATTGATAACCTCCACGGTATCAACGCTGGTGGGACTGCCTGATAGCAGTCATCGTTAGAAACAACTAAATACAGTTGACAAGGGGGGATGGTGAAAACCATCCCCCTTTGCTTTTGGAGGAGTACATATGTCCACAGAAATTGACCCCAAAGACCTCTTCACAGCACCAGAAACAATCACCACTCCCGGTGCAGTCAACACACAGGCTGAGAACGTCAACTATCTGTACCCGACCAACTACAGATTCCTGCTCACGCGCACGCCTGCGGTGACATACAACTGCACGAAGGCTTCTCTTCCGTCACTAGAACTCCCTGCTGTCATTCAGGGGACCACCCTAGTCAACGAAGGTAAGGTGTCTGGTGGGAAAATAACCTACGGAGATCTGACAGTATCGTTCCTCGTTGACGAGAATCTAGAGAACTGGCGAGAAATCTATGACTGGATGCTCTCTCTGGGTACGTCCTACGATCCCCGTTTTCCCGAAGCAGACGAGAAGAAGAAGTACTCCAACGCCACATTGACTGTACTGAACAGTGCAATGAATCCTAAGTTCGAGGTACAATTCAACAACATCTTCCCTGTCAGCCTTGGTGGAATCGACTTCGACTCCAGTGTATCAGGAATGGATGCCTTCGCCGTTGACGTATCATTCGCCTATGACTACTATGACATTCGATCAATTGGGTAGTTGACAACGCCCAATATTGGTGTATACTACAGACTATGAATATGGACGAACTCAAAGCAATGATGGCTGCTGACTCGAAGGTGGACGACACCGTTCTCGATCAGGAATCAACCAAAATCCCCCAACTCCACAACAAGTACCTGAACCTTCTGCACGAAGAACGTCTACGATACAAGAAGTTGGAAGCAGACCACAAGACCCTGTACCGCAGGAAGTGGGAGTACTACACCGGGAAACTGGACAAGGAAGAACTAGACGAACTAGGATGGGAACCATTCCAGAAGAAGATTCTTCGGGGTGATGTAAACATCTACCTAGACTCCGACTCGGAGATCACTATCTCTACTGCACGGATGTCATACTCTAGCACCAAGTTGCAACTGATCGAGGACTATATGAAGTCGATCAACAACCGCAACTGGAACATCCGCAATGCCATCGAATGGCGAAAGTTCCTTCACGGATCATAGTATGGTAGAGATCACCGAAAAGGATTCCGTCTATATCCACATAGACTGCGAACAGGACATCGGGAAGGAACTCACCGACTTCTTTACGTTCACAGTACCGGGTGCGGAGTACACACCTGCATTCAAGTACCGCAAGTGGGATGGAAAGATCCGTCTGTTCAATATGTACAAGGGAGATCTCTATCGAGGTCTTCTGTCCTATGTCATCAAGTTCTGCGAGGATCGTAACTACAAGTGCCGGGTAGAGGAAAGCCTCCGTCCTACTGTCAATGACGTATCGTCAGACGAGGTGATGAAGTTTGCAACCGACTTCCTACGCACGCACGCGGGCGGGGACGCGATCACGCCGCACCCGCATCAGGTGGATGCGATCAGGCAATGTCTCAACAACCCACGCACCCTCCTCCTGTCCCCCACAGGCTCAGGGAAGTCTCTCATCATCTATGCACTGATGCGATACTTCCAGAGTACAACAGACAAGAAGATTCTCATCCTAGTACCCACGACAAGTCTAGTAGAACAGATGTACAACGACTTTGCTGACTATGCATCCGCGATTGACTGGGATGTAGAGAAGAACTGCCACAAGATATACTCGGGGAAGGACAGAGAAGCACCCCAGCAAGTCACCATCTCAACGTGGCAAAGTTTGTATAAAATGCCGAAGAAGTACTTCGCTCAGTATGGTGTGGTGTTCGGGGACGAGTGTCATCTCTACAAAGCCAAATCGCTGATAGGGATTATGTCCAAACTAGACAACTGCCCCATACGAATCGGGTGTACAGGAACCCTCGATGGAACCAAGGCGCACCGTCTGGTAATTGAAGGACTGTTCGGTCCCGTGTACAAGGCTGCATCCACCAAGGATCTGATCGAGCAGGACATCCTCTCAGAATTCGAGATTGATTCTGTCGTCCTGAAGTATCCAAAAGAGGTGTGCAACTCATTCAATAGACTGACGTATCAGGAGGAAATTCACCAACTTGTTCAGTTGGACATACGAAACGAATTCATCGTCAGACTCGCTAGGAGCGTCTCTGGCAACACTTTAGTCCTGTTTCAGTACGTCAAGGACCACGGGATACCCCTGTACGAAAAACTGGTTTCTGAACACGACGGCAAGGTCTTCCTCGTCCACGGTGGGGTCAAGGCAGATGTCAGGGAAGAAATCCGGCGTATCACAGAGCAAGAGGACAACGCGATCATCGTTGCATCCTATGGTACGTTCTCGACTGGTGTATCCATCAAGAGACTTCATAATATCATCTTTGCATCCCCCTCCAAGAGTAGAGTGAGGGTGCTACAGAGCATCGGAAGACAATTGCGGAAGTCGGAACACAAGGACAAGGCGAAGTTGTTCGACATCAGTGACGATCTTCGATGGAAGAAGTACGTCAACCACACATACCGACACTACGAGGAACGAATGGAAATTTACAGATCCGAAGACTTCGATGTGACTCCGATCTGTATAAATATAGGGTAGTACTACAGGAGACATAGAATGTCAGCACAATCATACAGCATTTTTACCGCAGTCACAAAAAGCGATACTGTCGCTAACCGATATCAGGCTCTCTATGTTGGTGGAGTTGGAGGTACAGTTGATGTCGAACAACGAGGAAGTGGTATCACGGCATCCTTTGCATCGGTGCCAACAGGTACCATTCTCCCCGTCAGGACAGAGAAGATCTTGGCTTCAACAACCGCGACGAACATTGTTGGGTTGAACTGATATGACTCACAATCCCCTACCGAACAATGATCGGGGATTTCGAGTAATCAAGATGAAGACTGGTGAGGAATTGGTTGCTCGGATCGTACGATCAGACAAGAAGACTCTAGTACTAGAACGACCTATGCGTGTAATGGGTTGCGTGATGGAGGATCCTGACGATCCAACTGGTGCAGTGCAACGAGAGATGGTCTATATGAATGACTATCTGGAGCATACTTCTGTGCAGAAGATTGCAGTCCCCCGAGATGTAATCCAGAACATCCTTCCACCCAACAAAAACATATTGACTGCATACATCCAAACAATGGAAAGGTTTGATCGTGCTGATCAATTGTACAAGAATATGTCTAAGATGATGGAACAGGCGATGGACGAAGATCCAGATGAGAATGGGATGTATGATCTCCAGAATAATGTCAAAGACATCATTTCTACGATGATTGATTCAATATTGAACTCGTATGGTATGACTCCAGAAGAACAACAGGATGGACTTCGGGAGGAAATTTCCGAGGAGGATTGGAATGAAGAAGATGTTGATAAGACCCGTGACGGATGGGGTAACGATTGGACCGATTGGTCCCCGGATCCCAAGGACTACTGAGTCCCAAATCTACCTAAAGAATCTTAGAGTAGTTCTCACTCTGAAAGGGAACACTGTATGTATAACATCGGCTAATTCATTGTCAACCCCTTGACAGAGAAAAAATTTGATGTATACTGTACATTCACCACAATGGAACAACAACACAGAAGAAGGAGATGATGATTTGTCAAAAGACGATGAGAAGAATCCAAACCATTACGTTGACAACAAGGAGTTCTACAAGGCTCTTTGTGAATGGAAGGACGAATACAACGAAGCAATGTCTTCAGGTGACGATAAACCTCCCCTGACAAACTACATCGGTGAATGTTTTGTGATGATGGCAGAAGGACTCTCCAAGAGATCTTCCTTTGCGAATTACACATTCCGAGATGATATGGTAGGGGATGCTATCGAGAACTGTATCCTCTATGCACATAACTTCAACCCAGAGAAATCGAATAATGCCTTCTCTTACTTCACCCAAATGATGTACTACGCATTCCTCCGACGTATCCAGAAAGAGAAGAAGCAGATGTACATCAAGTACAAGGTGCTAGAGCAGATGGATGACTACAAAGGAACAGTGCGATGGTCTGACGATGATCCTCACGAAAAATTGTCCGCACAGAAGCAGTTTCGGTTGAGTGATAACGACATTGAGAAGTATACTCCCAAGAAGAAGAAGAAGAAAGGCAGTGGTGGGACACTGGACGCCTTAATATGAAGATCCCGATTTTGACCGACACCCACTTCGGCATCAGAAACGATTCAAGCCTGTTCTTGGATTACTTCCTCAAGTTTTATGACAACGTGTTCTTCCCCTACCTTGAGGAGAACGATATCACGACAGTCATCCACGCAGGAGACTTTCTTGATCGACGTAAGTACGTCAATTTCAGCACACTCAATCGGGTACGCACGGAGTTCCTGTCCCCCATATTCAACAAGTATGACATCAAGATGCACTGCATCGCAGGCAACCACGATACTTACTTCAAGAACACCAACGAAGTCAACTGTATCCGGGAAATCTTCTCGGATCAATACCCAGACAACATCAACTACTACGACAGTCCACAGGTTGTGAACTTTGATGGAATGGATATTGCACTTCTACCTTGGATCAGTCAAGACAACGAAGAAGAGAGTCTGGAGTTCGTAGAAACTGCACCTGCCGAGTGGCTGATTGGACATCTGGAGTTCAAAGGGTTCGAGGTCATTCCGGGAATCAAGCACGACTTCGGACTGGACCACAAACTGTTCTCCCGATACGAGCAAGTGCTGAGTGGACATTTTCACACAGGATCTGAGATGGATAACGTGAAGTACTTAGGCGCGCCATACCAGATGACGTTCTCTGATGTAGGCGACCTGAAGGGGTTCTGGGTTCTGGACACCGACGACAGAAGCCTAGAGTTCATCGACAACCCATACGAGATGTTCTACGCACTGAAGTATGACGATAGCGTATCAGACTATACCGACCTACTTGAGTCTCTAGACAAGTACAGCCAGAAGTACGTCAAGATCTATGTAGTCGAAAAAAAGAAACCAGAATTGCTTGACAAGATCATCGATTCGATGTATGGTGTGGGAGTTCATAACCTCACAGTCATCGAGGATGTGGATGGGTCTACGAATAGCGATGACACAGATGACGATGAGGACGATATGAAAAAGTCCACTATCGATCTCCTTCTCGCGGAAGTCAAGACCAACCCAAAGGTCGTCGAGCAAGAGAGGGTTCAGAAACTCGTCAAAGAGTTGTACTTGGAGGCATTGCGCCAATGAAAACAGACAGACAACCAACAGTCTATATTGCAGGTCCGATGCGTGGCATCGATGACTACAACTATCCAGCCTTTGATCGACAGGCTGAAGTCTTGGGTAAGCAGGGGTGGAACGTGATCAACCCCGCAGAAATGGATCGGGACGACGAAAAGCCAATAAACGGACCACAGCAGTTCGATCCTGACAACAACTACGAAGATCACGAATTTATGCGTGCTGCGTTGAAGAGGGATATGGATGCCATCTGCGACTACTGTACCGCCATCTATATGATGAGCGATTGGGAAACCAGTCGTGGTGCAAAGGCGGAATGGCATCTCGCCAAGGCACTTGGTCTTGACATTTACTATGAAGCACCCCTGCCGGAGAAGCAATAATGGAGACTGCACTACTAATTGTGGTTTTTGTGGGTGTTGGCATTACAATGCTGCAAATCATCCGCAGCCTAAATCGAGCAAACGCGCGTCTGAAATCCGACCTAGATACTATCGTCCGACGTTGTGAAAACTTGACCAAGATGGTTAGGGAATTGCAAGAAGAGATTGTGAAGATGGAATCTCGGCAACAACTTGTTGAGAAGTGAAGTGGGTTTCCTCCTATAGAGGCTGGGGAGGGGGTTTCTTCGGAACCGCCCCCCTCCCCAGATCTCTTTGGTATGAAGTGAGAGATGATGCTAAAATTTGAACGACTCCGATGGAAGAATTTCTTGAGTACAGGACAGTACTTCAATGAAATCTACCTAGACAAATACGACAGAACCCTGATATCAGGCGAGAACGGCAGTGGCAAATCCACAATGCTGGATGCTCTCACATACGCACTCTACGGAAAGTCTTTCCGGGGGATCAACATCAGCAGTCTAGTCAACTCGGTCAACGAGAAAGATTGCGTGGTGGAGATAGAATTCCAATCTGGCAAGCACAAGTACAAGGTGATTCGAGGAATGAAGCCAAAGGTCTTCGAGATCCACCGGGATGGTTTGCTCCTCGACCAAGACGCAAAGGCAAACGACTACCAGCAGATGCTAGAGGATCAGATTCTCAAGATGTCCTACAAGGCGTTCTGTCAGGTGGTCATCTTGGGATCATCCAACTACACGCCGTTTATGAAACTCTCTACGGGTGATCGTAGGAGCGTGGTCGAAGATCTACTGGACATCAACATCTTCTCCCTGATGAATTCTGTTCTCAAGGAACGATTGACAAACGTGAAGGATAGGATCGGTCTTCTCAAAGGAACTATTGTGGGTCTAGAAGCAAAAATCACAGGACACAAGAGAGTTCTGGACACGTTGGATCGGAAGAAGAGAGAAAGCGTCGATGAGAAACAGGACGAGATCGACAACCTCACCAACAAACAGACTCTACTCCTCAGGGAGATCGAAGAACTAACATCTGAGCGAAACGATCTCCTAGACCAGATAACCGACAAGGATAAGGTGGAGGAGATGCTTCTACGTTCAGAGAAAATCAAGACCACGTTGGACAGGAAGATCCGGGACATCGTGAAGGAACTGAAATTCTACAACGACAACGACAACTGTCCTACTTGTGGTCAGGGAATCGACGATCAGTTCAAGACAGATATGGAAGATATGTCGAAGAACAAGCAGACCGAGTATGAAAAAGCCATCGAAGAAATCTCTGTGATAATTGAAGATGCAGAAGGCAAGGTATCCAAATTCAACGAACTCGTATCGAACAGCAACGACATCAAGGGGGACATTCTCGAACGAGAGAGTCTGGTTCGGCACAACAACGAGAGCATTGAGAAGTACGAACGAGAGATATCCTCCTTGTCCAGCAACGGCAAAGAGCAAGCGAGCGAACAAAAAATGTTGGACGAAACTCAATTGAAGTACAGGTCTATAAGCGTTGAAAATGATGGGTTCATCAACGACAAGACAGACCTAGAGGTGATTGCGTCGATGCTCAAGGATGGTGGTATCAAAGCCAGAATCATCCGACACTACTTACCAATAATGAACAACCTGATCAACAAGTACCTGTCACAGATGGGTCTGTTCTGTCAGTTCACCCTCGACGAAAAGTTCAGCGAGACAATTCTTGCGAGACACCGAGACAACTTCTCCTACAACAACTTTAGTGAGGGGGAGCGTCTTCGGATCGATCTGTCATTCCTGTTTGCGTGGAGAGAAATCGCCCGACTCAAGAACAGTGTGTCGTGCAACCTGCTCATACTCGACGAGGTGTTCGATTCGAGTCTAGATAACGTCGGAACAGACGAGTTTATGAAGATCATTCAGGGACTAGGCAGCAAGTCGAATGTGTTCATCATCTCGCACAAGGCAGACCAGATATCAGACAACTTCAGGAACCACATCACGTTCCAGAAGCGAGGAAACTTCAGTACGATGACATTTGTGGACAGAACCGATGCCGAGTAGAGTGACTGTTCTTGGAAACGGTGAGAGTAGAAATGGAATTGACCTTGAGTCCCTCCGAGAGAAGGGACCGATTTATGGCTGCAATGCTCTGTACCGAGACTTCGTTCCTGATGTTCTGTGTGCAACAGACTGGGATATGATCTTCGAGATTGTAACTTCTGGCTATACCAACCAACATCGATGCTATCTCAATTATGGCGATACCTACCCATTCGATGTGACGGATGGGATGGACTTTTCTGGTTATGAAATCAGAGAGGGTGATGCGGGACATCGAGATGTATGCGCAGTGTTTGGTCGGGAGGTTCCTGAGAAGGTGTTGTTCAAGATATGGATGGGGAATGATGATATGTCTTCTCCCTATCCTCATTCAGAGAAGAGTACCAACACAGGACCGTTTGCTGTACGACTTGCGTGCGAAAATGAATTGCCCGACGAGGTGTGTCTATATGGCTTTGACATCTATGGTCTTGATGGTAAACACAACAACGTCTACAAGGACACAGAATGCTATGCCGAATCTGATTTGCCCGCGACAGAACACCACAACTGGATTGGTGAACTGAAGCAAGTATTCCTAGATTTTCCGAGCGTAACATTCTACCACATAAACCCAATTGCCCCCACGGAGGAATGGAATGCCGTCCCTAACTTACGAATCCGATCTGAATGTGTTCTATGAAAAGAATGTCTATCTCGTAGAGTCTGATGTCAACCTAACATTCGACGAACTTCAAGACCTAGACGATGACCAATTCACTCAGTGGGTGAAGGATGTTCGCACCGAGGTCAAGAGGATATGGGACACCTACGATATCCCCCCGAGATCTGCGGGTAGGGACCGTGCAGGTATCGAGGATCAGTTCAATAAGATGCTCGCAACGTCTGCGTACAAGATCGAAGCACCAGACGACATCATTGTCAACCGAACCTGCTTGGGTTCTGCTGCTGACCAATTCTTTCCGGGGATGTACAAGGCACGAATCAATCGCAACAAGCACGACGATGGGTACTCTATTTACGATCTGTTCAACGAGGACAAGTATG